TGGGATTGTACTTCACATCCTCACGAGTAGGAATTACATCAAGTTCACCAATCTCAAATTTCAGAGCTAAATCAGCAGTTAATCTTTCTCGGTTAAGCTGATCCCAATCAATAGGATAAGCTACTTTTCCTAGACACAAGTGTAATCCTGAAAAAGGATATCCATTACTACTCTTGATCCAGTTCTCTCCTTGAAGAATAGTGTAATTGTTAGCAATCTCTACTCCTTGATTGAAATAAACATTATCAAAATAAGCTAATTGTTTCGAACACTCCTGACGAAAACGTATAACATCCATCTGACTTTTAATGTAAATCTTGATTTCTGTTCCGTTTCTTTTGGTAGTAGGTTCTTCTCCTAATTTGTCAAGGCAAGGAGCTTCTTCGCCTTTTCGTAGCATAAAGCTGTATTCCATACCGTTGTATCGTGTTCTAATAAAGAACAGGTCAGCATACGATAATCCTGATTTAGAGCCAATACCAAAGGCTCCAATCACATTGTTTGTGTTTTCTTTAGTGGACTTTAAATAGCTACAGAAAACGTCTGTAACTCGTTGTGGTGATAGTCCTACACCAAAGTCTTCTGCAATCCAGAAGTTCCCTGTTTCATCCTTATCCAGAGCCACGTACACTGCATCATCATTAAAGACTTCAAGATGTTTCTTGAGCTCCATGATTTCTGCATCAGGTACTTGTTCGTAAATAGGATATTCCAGACGAATTTCTGTTAGTGTGCTAGCTTTGATGAAAGCAGCTTCTGCATGAGAGTCGAAAGAATTACTTACGTATTCTCTAACGACAGCTCCTATCGAGTTTTTGTAAGGATCTTGTAAGAATCCAAACAATTTCGACATGCTTGCTTCATCAATGGTAGCTTTAACACTGTCGTCGGAAACATTTCCTTGGACAGCAACAACTTTACCATCTAATTTCATCTAATAATTTTTTAAAATGTTGATGTGAGTCCTCGACTCCTAAAAATTTGGTCATATCAGAAAAGTCTGTGACCCATGCTTCGAAAGCAGGAATGTAGAAGTGAGGTACATCATACCTCTTACTGAATTCTTCAGATAATTTAATACCTGCCTTATCGTTGTCAAATAGACAGACAACGTGTGTGAACCTGGATTTATACTCTGCCATTACGGATTCCTTCATCATAACAGATTCTGATTGTAGTCCCACACTTGGGATTCTCATCACATCTCTTAAGCTCATCACATCCTTTAAGGATTTGGTAATGATTAAAAGTTTTCCAGTCTTTGGGAGCTGCGTATACCCTTGATGTACGGTATAGTTAGCGTTGTTGATCCATTTAAAATGCTCACTGTATGGCTGATAAATTTTGTACGTAACCGTACCATCTTTGTATTCAATGTAGGCGTAAGCGTATTTATCTATTTTGTTTGCGTTTCCATTAAAGAACACATGACTAATAGGTACTACATTATATTTTTCAAGAGTACGTCTCGTAATGCCGAACTGCTTCCAGAACATGGCATCGTGTCTTTCCCAGGCTCTTCTCTTAATTCCGAGTTTTACCTGCTGTTTTTGGACCACTCTTTTTGCTGCTACAATGGCCTGTCTCTCTGCGGTTACTTCCGTATTCGAAAGATTGAAGTCATAAGCAATTTTCCATAATGCATCTTTGAAGCTCATTCCAAATAAATGAGAAACAAATACGACTGCATCTCCACTATCTTTAGTGGCAAAGTCGTAAAACATTAACGTACCTGATCCATTCTTGTGATAATACAACACGAATGAAGGAACGTTATCTTCTCTTAATGGGCTACAAATTTTTGTACTATGAGCTACGGGCATACCTATGTAAAAAGCATAGATGTCGTCTTGTGGAATACAAGAAAACAGATCTTCTTTAGTGATCTGTTCATTATAGATAAAAGAATTCAAATTTATCTCTGCCATAGTTTAAAAAGAGGGGAGGAATTTCACCTCCCCATTTTGGTTTCTACCAATCCTCTTCATCATCGGCAGACTTAGAGCCTGCTCCTGGTGCAGATGGTTTGTCCTCATCCTCTTGCAAACGAGTCATTCCGTCAATATCAGATATTCTCAGAACTGATTCAGCAACAGGCACATTCATAGCTTCTATGAAAGGAACCCACGAACGTGGTTGAATGTATTTTTTACGGTATTCCTCAGTACCGTAATTTGCTAAAATACGAACTTGTCCTAATGTAGGCAATGCTCCTTTCAGCATTTTCATAGCTTCGTCTAACATTGCTTGTGCACTGTTGACAACTGGAAGCTGTGCGTTTGGACCTAAAGCACAGTGTAATAAGTGTTTTAACACTTTACCTTGCTTCTTGATTAATTCTTCCACAGAGTTCCACTGAGTTTCCTTTGTCACATACCATAAAGGTGTGTTACAAGTTCCTCCGTTCTCGTCTGTGAAAATGATTTTGTAATCAGGGGCAAATTCTTTGTCCTCTGCTGTCTTTTTAGACAACGTAACTGTGATGTTCTCTGCAACACCAGCTTTACCTCCGTTAAAAATAGCTACGCCTTCCGAGGCGTTAAAGCTATTGTCATTCAAATTAATTTCCATCTTTTATTTTTGTGGATTTAATTAGTAATAAAAAAAGGTAGGCACTAGCCTACCACTCTTCTTCTTTTGTTTCTTCAGTTGCTTCAACAACAGGTGCTTCAGCTTCTTCTGCTTCTTCTCCAGCAGCAGCAAACGGTTTTCCAGCTTGAGCAACGTTTCCTCCTTCTACAGAAGCAGCAGGCTCTTCAGTAGCTGCTACTGCAGCAGCTTCAGGACCATTTACGTGAGCAGGCTCTTCACCTCCATTTGTAGCAGTATTTTCTGCAGTTGTATCAGCAATTTCTACAGGTGATCCATCAGCTTCATGACGAACCACTTTGAAGTAACCTTCTCCTTCTACTTCTTCGATGTGAAGGTGATTAGTCACAGAATTTGTCAATCCTAAAGTATTGACAACAAAATCGTATGTTTTAGCATTAGAAAATGCAAACGATTTGTTGGTTTCGAAAGATTGTATTCCTTCTACTTCTTTTAATGAAGCCATAATAGCTACTTCACCTGTATCAGTATCTTTACCGATAGATACATAAGAAGAATTGTCCTCGTCTGGAGAAACTAATCCTAGTGCATCTTGTGCAGCTTTGTTAAACATGATTTTACGACCAGAACCTTTTCCTGCTAATGCTGCCAAGGTTACTACTGGTGTAGAGAATTGCTCTACTTTCTTCTTTCTTTGTACGGGTACTCCCCAATTAACTCCCATTGTTTTGTTTTTACGGGTTACTAAAAATTTACTAATTCAAAAATGCTAAGAAGTATGTACTACTTCTTAAGCGTGTACTTTGTTCCTCCAACAATTACATATTGGATAGTACGTGGATCTACTTGACGCAAAACTGCCATATTGATGATTGTTTAGTAATACGCGTTGATAGCCTCATCGACTAATACCAAATCGTTTGGTATAGTTTCTAATGGATTCTCGTCTTCGTCGACAAACATTTCAAGAGGTGTTTTACAAGTATCGTTTCCAGATGTTCTGGTTCTGAAGACATGCTCATTAGGTTGCCCAGGAGCTGTCTTTACTTCACAATAAAGAACAATAGAACTGAAACTTTCAGGTACAAATTTTTCAAGCTGTTTACCTTGTACAGCTACTCTTTCCATAGGAAAGCCTGCCTCATCGTAATGAGTTTCAGGATGTGCAAAGAGATAGACGTTGAGGTCGTCTCTCACTTTGTCGTTAATAATATTCATCAGGTCATACATAGCCCCAGAGAATTTTCCCCACTTTTCGAACCCTTTACCTGTTCTAAAAGCTTTGCTCATTATATGATCCGTCATGATTCTTGACCATGTATCAATAATGAAAGTTTTTACGTGAGGTTTGTTCTTATGGACATCTTTCAATGTGCTTATGACTTCATCAATACTAGATGATTTTTTGTAGTTCCCTTTCTCCTCAGAATATTTGGATTCAAACTTCTTGAAAGGTAACGGTTTTTGATCCGTGTTCATGATGAATGTCTCATCAGGATTTAGGCTTCGTAAAGAGGTGGATTTACCCATCCCAGACTTACCTACAATAAACACTAATTTTCCCATATTTCTCCTTGATTTTTAAGTAGTTAAAGATACGAAATTTATTACGAATTAGCAATGATTTCATGCTTAATCTGCACACTTTTTTTCTTACGTTTTCCCCAGTATTCTCCTCGTAAATGAGGGTTTTCTTCCTGCACTTTTCGAGAAGCTCTGGCAATGGAATCTAGGTAAGGAATTTCACGGTTACTCATGTCTTTAAGAAACTGTTTGGCAGTTACATTATCGACATCATAACCAATGTGTTTTAAATAGGAGTAATACAGTTTTTCATTAGAGTCTCTACACTTCGGATTCTGGGTCAGTCGTAGTTTCACCCACGGTCTTAATTCCATTATCATAATGTACTATTAGAACATTTACATTAGTGGAGTGCTCTTCGATTAGCTGTTTGACAACATTCCATTGTCCTCCTCCTATTCCGCAGCCTATTTTAGGGAAAGCTACAGTTTGACCTGCAAATTCCTTATTGATTTTCAGGAGTACTTCTATCAAGGCTAGATATTCGAAGTTTGCTCCAGGGTAAAATTGGGTGTAACAGTTCAGAATTATCTGTCCATTAGGCAGTTCTACTTTGCTGTACGTTCCCAATCGATTGTAATTGCCCATAGGCTCTTTCATTTCTCCTTCAGCATTTAAGCCTCTGTCCACAGCTAGAGCTTCAGGATACATTGTTGATACTTGCCTAGCAAGTCCAGCTCCCATAACTCCGAAGCAGTTGCAACCTTGGGCAATAATTCCAATTTCTCCTTTATGGAACATTTTCATCATGTTTCCATGGATTTCTTTTACAATCATTTT